GGCTTATGTAGTGTGACGAGTTTGACTTGGAATGTTAAAGGTGTAGAACTTTTCAGAGCAGGTAGTGTCCGTAAACACGCTTCTGCTATTGATTTCATGGGCGCCATGCTTGATACTATCGTCACTTTCATTGAAGGTGGATACGAATGTTTCAAGCAAGGTTCTCTGGCACCTCTCTTATTCACGACCGATGCTGGTCGAGAATTTGATGATATCTACTTCACTCTTATTGAATTGCACGAGCACGCTATGGTTTTTAACCTTTGTGCTAATCCCATCAATTATAAGGGTGTTTATCGTCCCATTAATGATCTAGAATATGGATCTATGCTCGAAGAGGCTATCGAAATGGCTGAGAATGCTTATCGTTCTGCAAAAGGAACGTGGCAATCTGGCGTTTTAGAAAAACGTCTCACCACTTTGCGAGTAAATCGTGCGGCTTATTCAGCCAAGCGAATTGATGGAACTCTCCGATATTCCCCATTCACTGTATACGTTTTCGGTGATACGGGAGTAGGTAAGTCTACTGTCGCACAATTGTTGATGTCTGACTGTTTGAGTATTGCGGGTGCAGACCCGGATCCCAAGCATACAGCAATCATTAAGGAATCTGACAAATTTGACTCCACCTTAAAAGGAGACACTCAAGGAATTTATTTTGACGATATGGGCAATACTAAAGCCGAATTTCTTGAAAAATCACCAGTTGAACGTATGATTGATATTAACAACAATATGATCACTTATGCGAACAAGGCCGACCTTCATGAGAAAGGAAAGGTCGAAATTCGCCCTTGCGTTTTTATGGTGACTAGCAATGCTCCACTTGCAAATCATGCTCGACTTGGATCCATCAACCCTGGTTCCATTGTGCGCCGTGCAGATCTTCATCTTCAAGTGAAACCTAAGCCTGAATACAGACTTCCTGATGGAAGATTGGATTCTTTTAAGGCGATGGCGAATTTTCCTGACGAAGATTTCGAAACTGATGTGTGGGAAATTTACGCTCATCTTCCTGATATGCGTAATAAGGTTACCCTCACTGCTCCCGTGAGTGGAAAATTGCAGGATGACAAGCCCCTCAATATTCATGAAACATTGAAATTGGCCACTACTATGTGTAAAAAGCATTTTGATAATCAACGTCGAATTGTAGCCAAGTCGGGCAAGATGCATGCTTCACGTCAATACTGCACTACGTGTCTATTAGCTCACACGCTTTGCCAATGTGTAGTAGTTGAGCCAGAAATTCAACTACCAGAAGAAGCACCTATGGGTGTTGAAGAAAGTTCTCTTTCTTCATTGGATTATTCCATTTCAACTGGTGATCTAAAAGCTGATTCCGATTGGGAATGCTATGATCGTGGTGACATTGCTAAGGCTTTTGACAAACAAGCAATGCCTCAAATTTCATTCGAATCCATCCGAGAGCAATTTACCAAATTCACTCCAACAATGAACGCTATTTCTGTTCGACTACCATTGCGTGTAGTAGAGAGTCCCATG